GGGAAATATCCTAACAATCAGCAAAGTTATGGTATGTGGTTTACCGCTCCGGATGTTGGCACAAGAGTTTTATGTTTTTTTCCCGCAGGTGACGCCAACGACGGTTATTACATAGGTTGTATTCCTGAGACTGGCCTAACACATATGATTCCTGCAGTTGGAGCCACAAGTGAATATCAAACTAATAATGACACCCAACAACAATATTTTGCTGAGGCCACACAACTACCGGTTACCGAAATTAACGACAATAGTCAAGAAAACAGCAATGGTCCTAAATTTTTTGACAATATAAAACCTGTTCACAGTTATCAAGCAGCGACTTTTTTTCAGCAAGGGCTAATAAACGATACACAAAGAGGGCCAATTACCAGTAGCAGTCAACGGGAAACGCCCAGCGCAGTCTTTGGTTTCAGCACGCCAGGAAGACCAATCTATCAGGGCGGTTTACAATCTGATGATATTCGTCAAAAATTATTAGGTAATCAGGTCTTACCACAAGATGTTGCAGTGACCGGGCGTGTCGGTGGTCATAGTTTTGTTATGGATGACGGTGATTTAGAAGGCAACGATAATCTTGTAAGAATAAGAACCAGCCAAGGTCATCAGATAACCATGAGCGACAGCGGAAACTTTTTTTATATTACACATGCCAATGGGCAAACTTGGATCGAGCTAGGAGCACAAGGTACTGTAGATGTTTTTTCTACTAACAGTATAAATCTAAGAACCAATGGCGACATAAATTTTCATGCCGACAGAGATATCAATATGTTTGCTGGAAGGAATGTCAATGTCAAAGCCGAAAAAGAAACTAATTTGGGCGGTGTTGATGCTGTAAAAATTGCCAGTGATAAAGATGTATCTATCTATGCAGGCATAAAATTGGGTATAAAAAGTGAAGCAATTTTGGCCTTGAAATCTGCTGCAGGTAGCTGGGACGCAGGAGGGCCGTTGACATTAAAAGGTAGACCGATTTTTCTAAATGGACCAGCAGCATTACCTGTAGAAACACCAAAACTCTATCCTAAAGTATTATTAGATGATACCACATATAATTATAGTACAGGCTGGCAAGTCAAGCCCAATGGGTTGACTAGTATTGTTAGCCGCGCACCCACTCATGAACCTTATCCTTATCATAACACTGGGGTGGATGTGCAAGTATCTTTGGAAACTGGTAGCCCACCCCCACCGCCTGCTGCGGTTCCTGTGCCCGACGGATGGACAATTGAAGTAAAATCATGAACATATACGAATTTACTGAAAACGGTGTTACTTATGTTATTAAAGGTCCTGCGGGATCAACAGCAGATCAAGCCCGACGAGTGTTTGAACAACAATCTCGCACAGGAAGTCTTGTTGGCTTAGAAAAAGGATCGCAGCTAAATTCCATAACACAGGCCGCTCAGGGATTACCTGCAGCACTAGCTCAGGTCAGTCCAACTAATTTAGCTCAAGCAGTAAAAACTTCTACAATACAAACTAATCTCAGTGAAGTACCTTTACAAAATCCCATACAAGTCAATAACTTTGTCAAACAAGGTGCCACTACCGCAAAAATTGGAAATCTTGACAGTTCAACAGTGCAGGGATTGTTAAGTCAAACAGCAAAAACAGTAGGACAAACCGCCAACCAAATTTCCAATAGTGCCGGGGTAGGCAAGTATGGTTTAAATGCTGAACAATTAGAAAAACAAGGATATTTAAAACCCACAACTGCTGCATTGGTCAAAAGCAGTGGAAACTTAATTAGTAACTTATCTAGTCCAACAGTTTGGTCGGGACAAATGGGTGTGAGCAATGTAACAAATTTACTCAGCAATGATAAAATGCAAACTAATATACAGACCAATGTTATGTCCACGGCCTTTACTTCCTTGCAAAAAACCGGTCAGATACAAAATCTTGTATCAAACAAAGAAGTGGCTGCAGTAATTAATACGGCAGCAAAATTTGGTAACGATTCTGCAGTTAATTTAATTAAAGGTAATTTGTCTGGCGGTGCTGCACCAATAGTAGCCGGTTTCGCCAAATCTAGTGAATACTCAGCATCATTTGGAAAAATTGCAGGAACAGTCGGTAATCCTTCGGGGGTTATATCCGGCCTAACCGGCGATGTTTCTAAATCAGTTAGTCAACTTACTTCTAATCTTACTGCAGGATCTCTGTCAGGACTAAACAATTTAGCCGGTGGTATAGGCGGTAAAGTTACTGGCCAATTAAGCGGAATAACCAGCGGGTTGACAGGCCAATTGAGCGGAATAACCAGCGGGTTGACAGGCCAATTGAGTGGCATTACCAGTGGCCTGACAGGACAATTGAGTGGTGCGTTGGGAGGGCTTGGTGCACTAGGCGGATTGGGTGCATTGGGTGGATTAGGCGGCGGCAATCCTTTACAGTCAGGAACTCGACAAGCCAAGGCAGTTGTAAACACCACAAATAGGAAAACAGTTGATGCATCATTTAAAAACATTGTAGGTGATAATAAAGTACCTTTACCGGATTATGGTGCCTAAAAAAGGGTAAATACATCATGACAACATTTATAGGATTTAGCACCATTGGTCGTAATAAAAAATTTACATTAGTAGATTTTGAATTAATCAAACAAGATCTATTAAATGCATTCAACATTAGACAAGGTCAACTACCTGGACGACCTGAATATGGCACAAGACTTTGGGATTTTGTCTTTGAAAATCTTAATCAAGCCACAGAACAGGGCATTTTAGAAGAAGTACAACGAGTAGCCGGCGGCGATCCTAGAATTTATTTACAATCAGTTAATGTTTATCCACAGGATAACGGATTGTTATTAGAACTTACAATACAAGTAATACCAACAAATAACGCTGAAATATTATCTATATTTTTCGACCAGATACAGAGAAATGCCACTTACATATAAACTACATAGTTTATAAAAACGATAAATATTTTGAACCGAGAAACTCATATATGGCAAGAACCACTAGACAAACTGTAATTTTCGGGGTCGAAGACTGGAAAAGAATTTACGAAACTTTTAGAGAAGCAGACTTTCAAAGTTATGATTTTGAAACACTAAGAAAAAGTTTTGTAGATTATCTCAGACAATACTATCCTGAAACTTTCAATGACTATATTGAAAGCAGTGAATTCATTGCCTTGTTGGATGTTATTGCATTCATGGGTCAAGCAATGGCATTTAGAAATGATCTCAATACCAGAGAAAATTACATTGACACTGCAGAAAGAAGAGACAGTGTTGTAAGATTGGCCAATCTGGTAGGATATACTCCTAAACGCAATGAAGAAGCGCAGGGGTTTCTTAAAGTTTTCAATGTACAAACCACTGAAAATGTCATCGACTTTAATGGAATAAATCTCAGCAATATAACAATTAATTGGAACGACCCCACAAATCCCAATTGGCGTGAGCAGTTTACTGCTATAATAAATGCTGCATTGATAGACAGTCAAAAAGTTGGCAGACCCGGTAATAGACAAACTATCTTAAATGTCGTCACTGATGAATATAGTATTAATTTAGTGCCGGGATTTTTGCCTATTGTCAGTTATAACAGCACCATAGATGGTGTTCAAATGCCATTTGAAGCTGTTAGTGCAACTAGCGTAGGTCGAGATTATGTGTATGAACCTAGTCCCAATATAAATTCTGTTTTTAACATTCTTTATCGCAATGACAGAATGGGATTTGACAGCGCCAATACCGGATACTTTTTTTATTTCAAACAAGGAGTATTGACAAATCAAGATTTTAATTTGCCTGAACAGATTTCCAATCAAACAGTAGCAATTAATATCGAAGGTGTTAATAACGAAGACCGTTGGTTATTTCAACTTGATAATGTAGGTAATACCACCGACGAATGGCAATATGTTGACAATGTCTTTGCTGGAGCAGTCGAGCAGATAGATCCAGAACAAAGAAAATTATTCAGTGTTGCCAGCAGAGTCAATGATCAAATTACACTGATTTTCGGTGATGGGGTTTTTAGCGCCATCCCGGTGGGACTATTTAGATGTTATGTCAGAGCCAGTAACGGATTAAGATATATCATTAATCCCGAAGAAATGCAAAGTGTGGTAATACCTATTACCTATACCAGCCGAACTGGGCAAGTTGAGACTATAACATTTACTTGCGGTATTACGCAACCTGTCAGCAATGCACAACCTAGAGAAACGCTAGACGAAATTAAACAGCGTGCACCTGCTAGATACTACACACAAAATCGCATGGTAAATGGCGAAGATTATAATAATTTTCCATTTACACTGTATAACAGCATTATTAAAAGTAAAGCAGTGAATCGTGCCAGTATAGGCACCAGTCGTTGGTTAGATCTTGTTGACAATACTGGAAAATATTCCAGCACAAACAGTTTTGGTAGTGATGGTGCATTATGGGAAGATAATGCTTTACCGACATTTACTTTCACTTGGTTAAACCTCAATGATGTAGCCAGTGTTATTAATAATCAAATCGAACCTACTATTGCAGAAGATGAATTTGTTCAATTTTATTATGCAAATTTTTCAAGACCGTCGCTGAGTGCACTCAATTTAACTTGGCAACAAAGCACTACTCTTTTAAACGAAACCACCGGATACTTCAAAGATAGCAATGGTACTCCGGTAGCAGTGGGCAGTTTTAGCAGCACAAATACCAAATATATTGTTGTGGGTTCTTTGATTAAATTTCAAGCACCAAATGGACAATACTTTGACAGTGAAAATAAATTACAGGTTGGTACGCCGAACCAGGAAGGCGACAAACTAGTCATATGGGCCAGCCCACAGTCCATAGTAGGAAATGGTACTAATGGTGGGCTGGGTAATCTCAGTGACGGCACTGGTCCCATAACTCTAAATAATTTTGTTCCTACTTCGGCGATTCCTGTAGAAGTTATACCAGTTTTAGTGACATCGTTATCAACGGCTGTAGTGAATTCAATTATAGATCAAATTACACTTTACAGAAATTTTGGACTAGGTTATAACAACTTAACCAGTACATGGTATGTAATTACCAGCAGTAATTTAGCAGTTGATGCTGAATTTAGTTTGGCTAATGCCCAGAGTACAGCAGGAACCAACAGTGATGCCAGTTGGCTTATACAATTTATAACCGACGGCGAAACTTATACTGTTTCAACAAGATTTTTGGTGTATTCTTTTGGTAGTGTAATTCAAACGAGATTTTTCTTTGAAACCAATCAAAATATCTACGATCCGAGAACTGGCACTACCATAAAAGATTTTGTCAAAGTTTTAAGATCTAATTCGCAGCCTGACAGTAATCAACCATTAACAACTGATTACCCCTTGAGAATAATTGGACAACCAGTGCTTAGTGATGGTTTAGTTGATGACTTTCAAGTCACAGTGAGTTTTGAAGATAGTGATGCTGATGGTATCGCAGATAATCCTGACTTTTTTGATGAAATTGTCAACCCCGACGATAATACCGTAAACAAAACTGTATTCTTCGAAAAAACAGTAGACTTTGACAATCTCGAAAGATATCTGTTAGTTGCTGCTGACCGTGTCTACAGAGATCTGCCAACTTTAGATAGCATAGAATTAGTTAAGACTGAATTCAACCCAGATCAAATATTTTATGCTTATGCTCAAGTAACATTATCTGGTTCAGTGGGTGCATTTTATAGATTAGATTTCATAAATGATCAGCGAGTAATAACTGATGTTTCTAGCTCGTGGATAGTGAAAACAGGTAGACAGAGTCTGTATTATCAATACAGACACAATGCACCATTGACTAGCCGAATTGACCCAGGAACAAGCAATATCATTGACTTGTATGTAGTCACACAACAATACTATATTGCCTATCAAAACTGGATACGAGATACCACTGGTACAGTACCTGAGCCTTTACAACCTACAATCAATGAATTATCGTTGGCATATCAAGGGCTTGACAATTACAAAATGATCAGTGATAACATTGTATTAAACAGTGTTACTTTCAAACCCTTATTTGGCGAAAAAGCTGCCAATGCTTTAAAGGCCACCATTAAAGTAATTAAGGCCGCCAACACATCGGCCAGTGACAGCGAAATCAAAAATCTTGTTGTACAAAATCTCAATAATTATTTTACCATAGACAAATGGGATTTTGGAGCTACATTTTATTTCAGTGAATGTGCTGCTTATGTTCACAGAAATATAGGTGGTTTAGTAAGCAGTGTTGTTATAGTACCATTAAATCCCAACAAGAGTTTTGGTGATCTCTACGAAATAAGAAGTGCACCCAATGAAATTTTTGTAAATGCAGCAACAGTAAATAATGTCGAAGTTATTTCAGCCTTGACAAGTACAAATATAAAAACAGCACCTGGTAGTGGGGTAATTTAATGTCCTTCAGAACTGTAGATTTTTTACCTGAAATATTTCAAACTCCGATAAATCGGCAGTTTCTTTCTGCTACATTAGATCAACTTACGCAAGAACCTGAATTTAAAAGAACACAGGGCTATATAGGTCGTAAAATTGGCCCTGGTGTAAATCCCAATGACAAATATGTCATAGAATTAGATAAGATACGCAGTGACTATCAACTTGAACCAGGGGTAGTTTCATTGCGTGAAGATCGAACCAAAATTAAAGATGTAATCACTTATCCTGGTATGGTAGATGCATTGGCTCTGCAAGGTGCCAATACTTCAAGACTTGATAGGTTATGGACCAGCGAATATTATTCCTGGGATCCTTTTGTTGATTTTGACAAGTTTATCAATTTCAGCCAATACTATTGGTTACCAAATGGTCCAGACGCCGTAGATATCAGTTCATCTGCTATTCCATTAACTGACAGTTTCGATGTAACCAGAACTAACAGGGGTTATGAATTTTCGGGTATAGCAGGAAACCGCCCTACAATTTATCTGCTAAGAGGTGGATCTTATACATTCAATGTCAATCAAGATCCTCATAAATTTTGGATACAGTTAGAGCCTGGTGTCAATGGTACCCTTAGTGCCACACCTAACATTTCCGGCAGAGATATTTTGGGTGTTGAGGACAACGGTCAAAGCAATGGCACAGTGACATTCAATGTTCCTCAAGCCGATGCTCAGCAGTTTTATTATGATTTACCTTTGTTGGGTTCCGTTGATTTATTGACTACTACACTGACTTATGAAGATATAAACAATGTCTATCTTGATAATTTTTTAGCCGCTTATCCCAGTGGTATTGATGGAATAACTAGTTTAGATCAGAAAACTATTATTTTTACAACGGAACAGGGCTGGTTTGAATCTACTAGATTTGATCCCTTACCACAGGATCCAGCATTCAATGGACAAGTTGGCAGTTTTGATACTACACTCTATGATCAAGAATTAGAGATACCTTTTGAAGAAAGATATAAGGTCTGGAGAATTGTCTACAATTATGACACAGACAATCAAATTTATCTAACAGTAGAACCATATATCCCTATTGCAATATTTGATAAAGTTGATATTTTATTCGGCGCCCAATGGAGCAGCACACAATGGTACAAAAACTCAGATGGTTTTATAGAAAAGATCCCATTACTATCGGCAATCTTTAATACTCTTTACTATCAAGACAGTACCAATCCAAACTTTTTTGGTGTTATACGACTGTTAGAATCCACTGATAATGATACTATTTTCATAGATAATATTTTAGGCAAACCAAACTATACCAGTCCTACAGGTGTGGTCTTTACTAACAATTTAAAAGTTGTTTTTCGTGGGTCAGTTGTGCCTGACAGTTATCAAAATAATGAATACTATGTTTCGGGTGTGGGTACTGCTATCAAGTTGCTGCCTGTTACTGATTATATCACACCCGAAACTTATATTGACAGCACCGAGCCCAATCAACCGTTAATACCTGACTATCTATTGATGTCTTTAGATTCACCTAGCCTCAATGCGTGGTCGAGAACCAATAGATGGTTTCATATAGATGTCATTAACGCTACTGCAGAATATAATAATACTGTTGCTGTATTCGACAATAACTTCAGAGCTAAAAGACCAATTTTAGAATTTCGCGGTGGTTTACAATTATTCAATAATGGTACCGCAGCAAAACAACCAGTAGATATAGTAGATTTTGTTACCACTGACGCATTCAGTGAAGTTAATGGTGCAACTAGTTATCAAGTTGACGGATATGAATTTGTCAACGGAACAAGAGTAATATTTGCCATTGATAATGAGTTAGACATTAGAAACAAAATTTATATAGTTTCTTTTATTGAGCCAACCGGCGATAGTTCTTCTGAGGTTATATTATTAACACCAGCCGAGGATGCTAATGTTCTTGTTAATAATTCAGTGCTAGGCCTTAACGGACAAACAGAACAGGGCCTAACATATTGGTTTAATGGATTAACTTGGAAATTAGCACAGGAAAAAACACAAGTTAACCAGGCACCACTCTTTGATGTTTTTGATCTAAATGGTATCAGCTATAGCGATCAAGACCTATATATCAGCTCTAACTTTTTCGGTAGTAAGGTTTTTAGTTACCAGCCCGGCGAAGGCAGTAAAGACCCTGTGCTGGGTTTTCCATTAAATTATCTAACATTGGCCAATGTGGGCGACATTGTCTTTGACAATAACTTTTATACGCAGTCGTTTGTTTATCTCAAAGACAAATCAAGTGTTACCCAGAATATCAGCAACGGTATATTAAAAGAATACAGCAGCCGTACAGATTTTGTTCCAAGAATTGGTTGGCAAACAGCAGCCACTCGACTGCAAGTTTATCAACAATTTAGATTTGTCTATGATGGCAGCTCTACTTTGCTGTTAGATATAGCAGTGAAAAACCAAGAAATCATTGATGTTCCTGTTGTAAAAATCTATATCGGAGAAGATTTTCAAGTACCGGGTACTTTCAGTTATACTACAACAGAAAATTCAACTACGATTACACTTAACGAAACTGGTATTCCTATCGGGACTATAATTGAAGTGCAAGCTCTGAGTGATCAAATCAGTGAAGTGGGATTTTACGAAGTACCAAATAATTTAGAAAATAATCCATTCAATGAAAATTCGTCGATTTTTACATTAGGTACTGCTAGACAACATTATCAAAGTATCGCCGAAAATCTCTTAGATTTTCAAGGCAGTATAAATGGTGCTAATAACACCAGAGATTTAGGTAATATCTTACCTTATGGTCTAATAATAAATCAGCAAAGCAGTCCATTATCTTTGGCAGGATATTTTTTAAGAAGTCAGCAATTTAACATATTTTCTGCTCTTGACTATAACAGTCGTGAATACGAAAAAATCAAAGCACAGATATTAAATTTAGCAGTTACCAATGATTACACCAATCTTACAATACCAGAAATTCTCAATGACATTTTAACTGAATTAGGATTTGACAAAACTTCCTCGCAGCCATTCTATTGGTCAGACATGCTGCCATTCAGTAATGTCTACACAGAAACTGTGTATACTTGGACACCGGTAAGTGTCAATGTCTTTGATACAACGCAGACCTATGATTTTACTTCGGCCAATTACCTAGGTTTACTAGTTTACTTAAATGGTGTTCAACTACTGAGAGGTAGCCAATATACAGTGGGAATCGACAGCCCCACTATTACTGTAACAGCACCATTGGCAGTAGGTGATACTATTACTATCAGAGAATATCAAACCACAGCAGGTAGTTTTATACCCAATACTCCTACCAAACTGGGTCTTTATCCTGCCACAGAACCTGAAATTTATATTGATGAGACTTATATTGAACCTACATTGGTGATTAGAGGACACGACGGTAGCATCACTGTGGCATTTGAAGATTTTCGTGACGAACTATTGTTAGAATTTGAAAAGCGAATTTACAATACCTTGAAAGTTGACGGAAACCCTATACCGTTAGTAGCTACAGATGTTATTCCGGGACAATTTAGATCAACTGATTACAGTATAGAGGAAATAAACGAAATACTGGCTTCTGACTTTTTCAGTTGGGTAGGGTGGAATAAATTAGATTTCCGTACACAAAATTATATCAGCTCTAATAAATTTACTTACAATTACAGTCAGTCTGGCAATAAACTAAACAATACCAGTTTAGATATAGGTGCTTGGCGTGGCATTTACAATTATTTTTACGATACAATCTATCCCAATACCAGACCATGGGAAATGTTGGGATTCAGTGTTGAGCCCAGTTGGTGGCAATCACAATATGGTCTACCTCCTTATACCAGTGGTAACTTAGTTCTGTGGGACGATTTAGAAGCTGGGTTGGTTCGAGATCCTAACGGCGAATATATCATTGAAAAATATGCCAGACCTGGACTTACTCAAGTTATTCCAGCAGGAACAGAAGGGCAGCTAGCAAGTCCGTTTGACAGTGTTGTTGGAAGTTACAGTCAAAATTCATTTCGGTTAAACTGGAAGTTTGGTGACGACGGTCCAGTAGAAAATGCCTGGAGAACTAGCAGTAGCTATCCATTTAGTATAATGCGGTTATTGGCCTTAACTAGACCAGCTGAATTTTTTACCTTATTTGCCGACAGAGATCTGTATCGCTTCGATAATACTTTTGATCAATACCTGTTAAATGACAGATATCGTTTAGATGCCAATGGGGTGCAAGTCTACGGTAATGGTATTAGTAAAGCCAGTTACATTGACTGGATTGTAGATTTCAATAGGCAGTCCGGTCTTGACAGCACAGATATTTTAACTGAAGACCTAGCTTCTTTAGATGTTAGATTATGCTATAGATTTGGTGCATTCACAGCAAAAAATCTCTTACAGGTCTTTACAGAAAAAAGCAGTCCACAAAGCATTAATAGTGGCTTACTATTACCCGATGAAAGTTACAATTTATTTTTATATAAAAATGTTCCATTTAATCAGGCTATTTACAGCAGTGTCATAGTACAAAAAACCAATAATGGTTATAGTGTCTATGGTTACGGTACATTAAAACCCTACTTTGAAATACTGGCTAGTCAAAATGTAGGAATACCAGTGGCTATCTCAGCAGGTGGCAAAACAGTCAATGTCAGTGTATCGCATAGTGATACTATCATACAAATTCCCTATGGATTTGAATATACCACAACCAGTGGTGTTGCTGACTTTCTTATAAGTTATGGTGTTAGACTGCAGCAATTGGGATTTATCTTCGACGATTATGAAAATGGCTATATTCTAAATTGGCAACAAATGGTCAAAGAGTTTCTCTATTGGGACGCACAAGGTTGGGGTGTAAACAGCATTATCAATCTCAACCCATTGGCCAATAAGTTAGTATTAGAAACACCATTGGCTATCGTTGATGACATCAGTGTTCAAACACAAGAAAATCTTGTATTGGATCAAGAGAAGTCTCCATTGACAACAAAAAATCTTGTTGTTGACAGAGAAAATAATCGTTTTAGTTTAGTACCTACAAACAATCAGACTATAAATTATATCAGCGTAAATCTTGTCAGTTACGAGAACATTATGGTTCTCGACAATCGCAGTATATTTGCTGACTTAATTTACGATCCAGCAACTGGCGCAAGACAGGACCGAATCAAGATATCTGCAGTAACTAGTGTCAATTGGAATGGACAGCTGAATGCTCCTGGATTTATACTTAATCAAGACAATATACAAGATTGGACACCGTTACGCAAATATGCCAAGGGCGAAATCGTCAAATATAAAAGTCTCTATTATAGTGCTATAGACATTATACAACCCAGCGAGACATTTAATTTCAATCTTTGGAAGCGCAGCGACTATACTGAAATACAAACTGGTTTATTGCCTAACTTGGCGAATAAGAGTAACCAATTAGAAAATAGTTATAATGTCTACACTGCTAATCTTGAGCGTGATCAAGATTTATTCAGTTATGGTCTAATTGGATTTAGGCCAAGACAATATATGACCGCACTAAATCTAGACGATATCAGTCAGGTCAATCTATATAGACAGTTTTTAGGTACCAAGGGCACTGTTCAGGCTGCAGAAATATTTACTTTTGCTGATCTAGGCAAAGGTGTCGCACAATTTGACATTTACGAAAATTGGGCTATACAAAAAGCCACTTACGGTGCCAATGCCAATAGAAATTACTATGAAATACAACTTAACGAAGCCGATCTAAATGCTAATCCCAGTACGGTACAAGTTATTTTCCCTGGACAACAGACTTTAGCCAACCAGTCTGTGCAGGTCGGTGACATTTGGAAATCTAGCACTTTAATATCTAACCCTGACATATTAACCACAAGATCAAACTTGCCTCCCGATGCTGGTTTACCTACTGCGGGATTCGTCAATTTCAATGATGTTGACATCACAGTGTTTAGTCTAGAAGATCCCACAGTACTAAATCCCTATCTCAGCGAGTTAGCAGTCGGACAACTAATTTGGGTAGCCAAGGTCAATAACTATGACTGGGATGTCTATAGAGTTTATGGCGTACCGGGCAAAGTCATTGAGGTTCGTGATAATTTAGATGGTACTGCTCAAGTCATATTCGATCAAAATCACAATTTGTTACAAAATCAACAAGCTATTATAAAGTTCTTTGATCCTTCCATTGATGGGGTCTATAGAGTCCTGGCTGTACCTGCACCTAATGCTATTGTTATTGCCTACATATTTGTCAATATAAATCAAATATCTATATTTGGCAATGGCGTAGCATTTACTTTGAAAAGTGTTCGTGTTTCACAGCCCAGCGATATTATTAATACAGATTTTGCCGATGACTTGAATCTGGGATTTAAAATTTGGGTGTCTAATTCAACCTCACCCTGGGAAGTCTTAGAAAAACAAGAAGTCTTTGACGAAGATCAAACTATTCGACCCGATTTGCCAGTACAAGATGGTCAATATGGAATCAGTGCTGATCAATCACAGCAAAACTTATTTACTTTAGTTGGTAGCCCAGGGTATTCAGTTGAGGGAGCGGTTTATACCTATGTGAAAAATAATTTTGGCAATTACATACCCAATAGTGTGTTAGAATGCTCTGCAGTTGGTACACGGGATTTTGGTAGAAGCGTCAGCATTGGCAACACAACTTTTAGTGCAGTGGGCGCACCACTTAGTGACATTAACGCAATCACAGATATGGGATTGGTCGCTGTCTTAGAAAAAATATCGGGGTCCAGCACTTTTGAATTTATACAGTTATTGTTACCCGAGCAAGATCTCGGAGACAGTGCAGAATTTGGTCACAGTATAAAAATCAGCCAGGACGAAAAGTGGATGTATGTCGGTGCTCCGGGAATTAACGCGGTTTACGCATTTGCACAAATCCCTGTACAAAGACAAACTGTCAGTTACAAAACTGATGGTAGTACCGATACATATAACTTTGGTGATAGTATTGTTATAGATGAAACTAAACCTAATCAGATAGTCGTTATTTTAAATAATCAATTACTATTGCCGGCAAGCTATTCTCTAAGTGGCGGCGAAATTACACTGAATAGTACGCCGGCTGATAATTCGGTGTTGTCGATTACAAGAAAAAGTACCTATGAATTCGATGGCAATGGTGGCTCTGTATACAATATAGGTGATTATCTCTATACTGCACAAAACATTTATTCATTTAGTGTATTGGTAGATAATGTTCTTCTGAGACCATTCGTTGATTATACATTTAATACCACAACCAAAAACATTACCTTCTCGACTGCGAAAACTTCTAGTAACAAAATTATAGTTCGCAGCGGTAGTTACTATCAATATATTGAAAAACTAGAACCACCAACACCTGTGGTAGGAGCTAGATTTGGTCATAGTATAGATTGCACATTAGACGGATCTCAAATACTAATAGGTGCAAAAAATGATGATGTGGTAGCAGCTACCACTACAAATAATGCCGGTGCTGTTTATATCTTTGAAAGAAATATAGAAAGATTCACTGTTACAGATGTTGATCAAACTGAATATTCTACCACTGTTAATTTTGTTCAACCATTGACTGTTTCAGTAAATGGACAAAATCTGATCAATACTCAAGACAACATAGGAGGTCAATTTACTGTTATAGATTCCAATACTGTAGATATTGATTATAATTTCACTGTAGGTGATGTTGTTGAAATTTCGATCAATACATTTAATTTCTTACAAAAATTATCTCAGACAACTCCACAGGAATTTGCCGAGTATGGATATTCAGTAAAAATCTGTAGCAATAGTTGCAGTGTGTATGTTGGTGTACCGGGAAATAACAGTGAATTACCACAGTCGGGTATGGTAGAAAGAACTGTTAATCAAGCAAGAACTTATGGTACAATATCTTCAACAATAGCTAATCCTTCGCTGATATCTGGTAATAGCCTAAGAATTAATAACATTGATGTTGTTGTACCTGGGCTATGGGTAGGAGCCAACCCTTACACATTCCGCACTGTGGTATATACTTTATCGTCGGGCATTTATAGCATATATCAGGCTCAACAAGATGTACCGGGCGGTACAGATATATCTGATTCTGATTATTGGAAATTAATAGATACAACTGCCTTTGGTTATATTATAAACCTTATAGCATTCCGACATCAGGTCAATGCTGTTGTGCCAAATGTTTCTGCAGTATTATCATCTAATATACAAATTACCCCCAGTGGTTTAGATAGAACTTATTCGATTGGTACAGCCTATCAGGATGTGGAAAGTTATACACCTTTGGTCTATGTCAACAATGTATTAAAAACTCTTAATGTCGACTATACATTGAATCTCACAGCTAAAACTTTGACATTCACAACACCTCCCCCATCTACTGCTGATATAACAGTTGTAACTGGTGTATTGAGTTTCAATACCATAAATGAAACATTAAATTATCTCAATAAACTTAATATCAGCTTGGGATTTGTCAATCCCGCGTCGGTATTTGACGCACTGGGTTTAGAAATATTTGTACATACTCAAGATATTTACAGTCCACGGCCCTCAATCACTGCGAGATTCGGTGAGTCCATTTCGCTTAGTAATTCAGCCAGAACCTTAATAGTAGGTGCACCCAGAGATAGTGCCTATATTGTTAATATCTATGACAACGGGTTGACTTATTTTGACAGTAAAAAAACCACATTTTACAGTCAACCCACCGAAAGTGGTGCAGTATACAGTTTTGATTTATTGGATACACAATCGCCTAGTGTAACTAATCCTAACCTGTTTGTCTTTGGGCAGATAATTGTACCAAATGTCTTGGAAAGTCTTGATCAATACGGCAAAGTAGTAAATTATGTTAATAACACATTATTAATAACAAGTCCAGGCAGTGATTTAGGGGACAGCGTTCTAAGTGAATTGAACTATGGTAAATTCATTACATTCCTAAATGAAAATAGTAGTGCCGCTTGGGTTGTAATTAGAAGAGAAACACCAGTAGTAGACATAAGATTAATTAACAGTGTATTTGCTTATGATATATTGCAAAGCGCCGAGGCTGAATACTTTGATTTTATTGACCCATTACAAAACAAAATACTAGGTGTGGCCAGGCAAAATATAGATTACATAGGTGCAATAGATCCTGCTAGTTATAATGTTGGATCGATTAATAATTATGGAAGAAGGTGGGGTGCTGCTCAAGTTGGCAAAATTTGGTGGGATACTGCTAATACTAGATTTGTTAATCCCAATCAAAATAATATTGAATATGCAGCAGCCAGATGGAGTCAATTATTTCCTGGCAGCACTGTTGAAGTCTATCAATGGACGGTAAGTCCTGTTCCACCTGCACAGTATACCGGTCCGGGCGTAGTTAAATCATTGGCATCATATACTGTAGTAACCGCAGTAGATTCCACAGGAGTATTAAGAACCAATTATTTCTTTTGGGTTCGCGGTAATGAGTTTATCAATTATAATTTAGGAAAAACACTCAGCACTACTTCTATAGAAAGGTATATAGAAGATCCCAAGAGTTCCGGTATACCGTTTGTGGCATTTTTAAGCAGTAGTGCCACAGCGATTTACAACAAATTTGGGATTGTCAATGCTCAAGATACTATTCTGTCAATTGAATATGACAAGGAACTCAATGACAATGCCGTACATGTTGAATACGAGCTTATACCGCAAGATCGTGCAGATGGTTTCTTGAGTACAAATTTATATAGAAAACTTCAAGACAGTTTTTGTGGGGCCGATACTCAAGGCAACATAGTACCTGATCCTTTATTAAGACCAGCTAACAGATATGGAGTAAATTTCCGCCCCAGACAAAGTATGTTTATCAATCGCTTTGCAGCATTGCAAAACTACTTAACACGGGTCAATGAAATTTTAGCCCGATATCCAATTAGTGAAAATCGTAATTTCAGTTTGTTAAATAGCAGTGAACCTATACCATCAAGTAATTCCGGGGCATGGGACGATCGCGTTGCTGATCTAGAAGAACTTAGTTTTCAAAATTTATCAGCAGTACCTGTGGGCTACAAATACCTAGTCGAAAGTAACAGCGAACAATTTGGTTTTTGGACAATAAATCAAGTAACTGCAGCAAAAACACTAGAAACTTTACAGTTGGTAAGAGTGCAGAGTTATGACACACCGAGATATTGGAGTTACATCAATTGGTATCAGCCCGGTTACAATAGTTCGATAACACCAGTTGCGGTGATTAATTATGCCAGCGAGCTAGATTCATTGACCGTACCAGTTGGTAGCAGTGTCAAAGTCAGATTCAATGCTAACAATAAATTTGAAATATATCTGAGAACAGAAACAGGTTGGGTTAGGGTTGGATTACAAGATGGCACAATTGAAATTAGCCGTGCAATTTGGGACTATGCATTCGGTAAATTTGGTTTTGATGTTGAAGTCTACGATAGCCAATATTTTGATCAAGAACCGGTAACTGAAACTAGAAAAATCATACAGGCCATAAACGAAGAATTATTAATCGATGATTTATTGATTGAAAGAAATCGCTGTTTGGTATTAATGTTTAACTTTATCTTGTCAGAGTCGTTGGCTCCTCAGTGGCTTTTCAAAACCAGTTTAATTGATGTTGATCATAGAATTCGAGAACTATTACCGTTTCAAATCTATAACAGAGATAATCAAGAATTTGTCATTGATTATATTCAAGAAGTTAAACCTTATCATGTGCAAGTTAGAGAATTGAATTTGCTATATAATGGCTTTGATCAAGCTGGGTTGGCAGTTAACGATTTTGATTTACCTGCTTACTTTAAGACCAGTTTAGTAACACCAAAATTCGTCAGCCCGATACTTACCCCCTATACATTAAGTTCAGCAATAGGAACTGGATTAGCTAATCTAGACAGTGATACGCCCCCAGATTCGCAGTTGTGGACTACATTGCCCTATGTCTATTGGTTTGATAACTATAAACTCAGTTTAGAATCTGTGAATATTGTCAATGGTGGCACAGGGTATTTAATCCCACCTGAAGTGTCTGTAGTAGGGGATTGCATAACTCCTGCTGTGATTACAGCCAATATTAATATCTTAGGGCAAGTCAGCGAAATTGAAATACTAGACCCCGGCAGCGGTTATACCAGCACCCCAACCATTGTAGTAACCGGTGTTGGTACAGGTGCAATGTTAACTGCTAACATGGGCAATCAGTTGATAAGACAAATCAAAACTACTATAAAATTTGACAGATATCAGCATCAAAGCAATATAACTGATTGGCAGGCCGGTATTACTTATATTACTGGACAAAGAGTAAGATATGCCAACAGGGTTTGGCAAGCTACAGAAAACAATAGTTCTATGACATTTAATTTAGCTCAATGGACCAGTGTTTCTGCTAATGTTTTAAGTGGGGTAGATAGAACTCGTGGGTACTATGCGCCCACTGCTGAACAGTTTGGTGTTGATTTGAATTTATTAATGTCTGGAATAAGTTATCCTGGCGTACAAGTCTACGGTTTATTGTTTAACGATAATATCACAGAGTTAGACACTGTGTATGAAAGCAGTTTCCTAGACAGTTATCTAGGAACAAGACTCAGTGATATCAATGTGGTAGGTGGAACATTTGTAGACACTTATAGTAGTCATGCACCCGAAGAGCTAGTTCCTGGCAGTATATTTGATACTTTGGATTTTAGAGTCTTTACAAGACCAGGAGCAGATTGGCAAGGCGATGGTCACGGTTTTCCTTTGAATTATATAAGATTCACTTATAATTCAGCAACATCAACTGAAGTAAGTTTTGCTAATCTAATCAATGACCCTATAG